TAGTTTGCCGATTACCAGCACCTCGAATAAACGGACGATACATGATAGGCAGTACAGGGAGTTTATGAATCAAGAGATCTTCAGGCTTCAGATTATTATCTTTCATCATACGCAATACTTTAACGCGTTTATACGCAGACTCACGTTGTGCACGGTTTAAATCCTTATTTTGTATTGCTTCCAATGCGTTAGTCATCTCTTTAGCTATATTAACCTTACCTAATAGGTGCTTAAAGGCATTACCACTAAACGCAAACACAATACCAGATCCGTCACGTTTAGACTTGTCAGCATCCTCATAAGGTATAACCTCGTCAACGTCATAGCCAGAATTACCAGGGTCGGTAACTAACACAAACTTATCGTTTACGAGTTGTTGCAATTCTTTAGGTTTTCTACCTAACAGTATAGCATAAGGGTTAACTACACCTGTCTTCATAAACACAGGGTTAGGCATGGGCATAGCTAAGTTGATGTGCCCCCAAAAACTAGCAGGACCATCTTTACTGTCTTCACCAAATATTTTAGGGTCAAATAATCCGCCATCTTCAGCTTTATCACCTGTAGCATAGCTAACAAATTGAGCAGGTACAGTAACCTCGCCGTTACTCATGCGCGCTACCTCTGAGGGTTTCATAGGTCGGAGCAATAACCGGTTATAATCCTCGTCAAGCGTACGTAACTCTCTACCATCCTTCATAGGAATCATATTTAATCCCATTGCACGCGTGTATCCTTGAAGTACTTTTAGGCTTTGCGGTGTTCTACCCATCGCAGGTGTACCATTAAAAGCTAAGGTGTTTAGAATCTCCTGGCGATTCTTCCAGTCACCAGCACCATCGCCCTTTAGTTGAATAGATTCATCAATAATATTCACAGCGGAAGAAGCCTGTAAAGCACGCATCTCCATCTCCCCAAAACGCTGAGGATTCTCTTTTTCACCGGCGCGTGCTCCAGGAGTTTTTAGAGGTATGTTGTACACGAAATTAGTCTTACCAAAACTACGTCCTTGTAACTTGTCATCTACCTTATGTTTAAGTTTCAGCATATACGCAGTGCCTACAGTAGTTCTATTTTCTAATGCTTCCATTTCTCCTGTTTCAGCGTTCTTCATTCTTAGCTGCATCTTACCATCAGCATACCCAATGTCCTTCAACCCCGCTGCAACGCGGTCCCGCTCACTTCTATCAAAGTTAAAGACCTTAAAAGGTTCACCTTTCTTCTCTGCAATTAGACCTGCGCTTACCTCAAGGAGTTGTCCTAGATTCTTACGACTAGGTACACCTAGAGGAGAGTAGAGTATATCAATCCTCTTGTCATCTTCTCCGATAGGCATATCTTCGTCTTCCTCAATCTTGGTCACAATACCTTTGTTGCCGTGTCGCCCAGCCAGTTTGTCCCCTTCTTTTAGCTTATTATGGGTTAAGATGGCGACGATAATACGAGTCTTGACACCTCCAGAGTTGATAGGAACTACGGTAACTCTTATAACTTCACCATCGACATAACCTGCATTGTACTCACTTTTATCATCGTAGGAAGATATACTCGACATTAAAGCACGAATGACGTTAGCTTGAGGTGAGTTACCACCAGGAGGGCGTTCTTTAACCTTACCTACTAATAGTGTCCTTGGGCCGACTATAGTGTGCTCCTTAATAATACCGTTATCGTCTAAGGCCGCTACTTTATCTGGGCTAACGCCGGCCTTTAGAAGGTAAGATTTTATATTACTACCAGGACCACCTATTTCATCCTCGCTAATTTCAACCTCAATAGTGTGCATTTCCTCAGTTACCATACTATTAGCTAAGGAGCGACTAATAACAAATCCATCCTCGAAGTTATACCCCTTCCAAGGCATGTATGCAATACGCACATTCTTACCTAATGCCAGGGCTGGGGACGTCTTTAATATGCCTTTATCTGTGGCTACAGAATCTGCAGTTTGCCAGCCGTGAGCTAATAACCCGCCCTCTTTAACTTTATCCCCAACTTTAGCTACCCCAGTATTATTTACGTAGTGGTCCATATTAAGAGGAAAGTAATTAAAGAGTTGGTGCTTATGGCTTTTATTTTTTACATCTTTAACTGTTATCTCGTCCGGTGTAACTTTGGTTACTGTTCCCGCAACTGTAGATTTGACAGCAAATGTTTTACTATCTGCTATAGCTTCCTCGTAGGAACGGATTCTAGTCTTATCCATAGCGTTTTGTACTAGAGGTACTTCCCTATCCTTTAGGATAAGAGCCTGTTTTTGCATATTAGCTCCCATGAGCATACGATTACCGTCATTGTGGAAACCAAAAGGAATTAATGAAGGGGAATCCCCAAATATTTGATGTGGGCTTATATCCACATAGTTAATACGATGACTATCTACATCATTTAGGATCTCACCGCGGAAGCGTGCTCGTACCTTAGCGGGCATAGTAATCTTGCCATTATCATCTTGGAACGTATTAGAGTCGTAGAAGGCAATATACTTATCAAACTCCTGCGTAGGGTCTAAATTGATGCTCCCACCCTTCTCGTTGAAGGTGGAATTAGTTACTTTAAAATAAGGTGCATACATAGTGTTATTAGCAATCGACGTATACTTAGCTAAGTGGTTAACTACCCCGATGTTACCGGACTCTGGAGTCTCAACAGGATCTAATTTACCAAATCCTGTGTTCTGCAGATTACGTGCAGTCATCCGAATAGCTCTGGTGTCAGTGATACCACCCTCACCAAGGTTAGTAATTTTACGCTTTGCGGCCATTAATTCGAGTGGATTAGTCTGCTCTACTAAATCAGATAGTTGCCCGCTAGACATAAAGGCGGCTAAGTTTTTACCTATTTTACTGTGGTCAAGAGTAGCTTTAGCTAAATTGTCTTTACGGTCTAGAATCTTTCTTAGCTCTCTAGCACGTTCCTCCAGCCCTTGCTGTACTTGGAACTGGATATGATCCGAATCATCAAGCACGTCCTGAAAGCGCAGATCGTCCATGTCGTCCGCTAGTTGCCCACGCTCTATAGTATTATCTGCTTTGGTCATACGTACAATTTTACTTAAGGTAGCTAATAGGACAGACGGGGTAAGTGCTGTTTCACTAACACCAATTGTTGCCTTCATAACATCCTTACCAGTTTCGCCGAACTCAGCCATATCGAAGAAGTAACTCCGAATATATTCCATGCCTGCTGTCTCGCCAGGATAAACCTTTGTTCTAGCTGCAGGAAGTTTTTCGTATAGTTTGCGGGCATCTTTATTTATCGAGCTACTTTTAGCTTTAACAAACAGCTGCTCTTCAATTTTTTCATCTGCTATAGCTAAACGAACATCGCTATCAGGTATGCCTAAAATGCGAAAGAAGTTAATAACAGGCATAGACATACCGCCTATAGTTAAACGCAGATTTGCAGTCTCAGGATCAAAGTTAAACTTCATATTTAGACCACGTTTTAACATGAGTAAACTCTCAGTATTATCTTTATTGTAATACGAGTATACCCCAGGTTTTAAACGTAGTTGGTTAGCTACAACTTTTTCATTTCCACCATAAATAAACGTCCCACGATTAGTTTTGTAAGGGATGTTTATAAGAAGCTTATGATCAGTTTTTGTTGCTACCTTTCCTGAAGCATCCTTTACAGTGAGAGTTCCGTATACTTTACCAGTGAGAGAGCCACCCTTAGCCTTTAACTGCTGCTCATGAGCGTAATCGCCTAAATGTGCAGGTCTAACAAAAGTTATATTACTTACTTCCATACTACCTTGCGATCCTACTATAGGAAATATTTCAAGTAGCTTAGCTTTTACCTTATCTTCAATATCCTCAATAGATGCTTGAATTTTAGGATCTACCACAATTCTTGTCCTCCTTCAGTGCTTACTTCTTCAATATACTCTAAGTAGACTGTAATATCTCCGCCTTTATCTTGAAAAACCTTTTTATCTTGTATATATACACCAGGTAGATTAAGTACGTTATCTAAAGCTCCCTGCTCTAAGGGAAGTTTATATGTTCTAATCCGCCTACGCTTTTTAGGTATCATTTAATGCCACCTCCAATACATTTAAGTATATACCATAGTAGAGGTTCAAACAAGGTTTAATTTACAGCCACGTTATATAAGCATTGGTATAAGTATAGTGAAGATGGCGATCTTTTAAAATTTTTACGGAATGAGGAAATTAAAATGGCTCGAAAAAATCTACTTGAAAAGGCTGCCTCGTTTAGGGTATCAGAAAAAGATAAGGACATGGTTTTTAGAGTAATCGTATTAGAACAATCTTGGGATACAATTAAAGAAGCATATGGTTTAGCTAGAGTTTATTATCTTAAACAACGGTTTGAACAACTTACCTCCAACCCAAAACTAATTCAGGACATCGTAGCTAGTGAATCTATACGACGCCAGCAGCCAGCTTTAGCTGCTGGAGAGAAGCCTAGCGCTGTGATAGATCAGCCAGCTGAACTCTATGAATTAATGCCCCCTCCATCAGGGCAACCACTAGATCTACCTGTTGACCTAGTAGCTGAAGCGTTGCCAGAGAGTATGCATTCTACAACAGGATCAGTAGGTGTAGTGGAAGATGAGGAAGATACAGTAGTGGAAGATGAGGAAGATACAGTAGTGGAAGATGAGGAAGATATAGTAGTATTTATTCCTGATTCCCCTATACGTTCAGAAACATCTTTCTGGAATACTACCTCTGCCCCTAGTAGAAATGCCCCGCCCAGTATACCATCTACCATATTTGGTAAACATAGTGTAACGGATTATAACCGGGACCTAATAGTGCCTATGAGAGAGGTAGTCACTACCTATCTAAATATGTTTGGTCCACTCAGTATGAATAATCGTGAGGCCCTATATGAAACGTTAATTATGGTAAGGGAACGTAAATTACCAGTAGAGTGGATAAAGGAGGCTATTCTTGTTGTAGGTAAAAAGGTACCAGATAAACGAACAATGGGTTACATTATAGGGTTAATTCGTAACTGGTGTACTAAAGGAAGAGGTGTATTAGATAATCAAGTGGAGAGATCAGTGTTAGATTTTGTAAAAAAGCAGATGGGATATATGCATAATCAAGAAATAGAGCAGGAAATTATAAAGAATATGGGTATTTATGGTCCAGTAGAAACGCTTATTAAACTTCAAGAAACACTATCTGAATTTAATATATCGACTAATATATTAACAACACTTAAAAAGAATATGGGCAGAATTTAAATAAAAAAGAAAGGCAGTTATGCCTTTCTTTTTTTTTCTTACCCTGATGTTCTACGTGTGGTCTCTCGTTCCATAGGTAATGGCATCATAGCATTATCAGTATTCGCAGCTGAAGATTGCTCACTGAGAGTTTTACTCTTTACCTTAAGTTCAGCAATTCTATCTACAGTTTTCATTTGCCCCAGTTTAATATTTCTAGCTCCAGAGGCACCTACTGTGTTCGGATTAGCTGCCGCTAGTTTATCTAAAGCTTGTTCAATTAAAGGGCGGGTACTCCCAGCCATCTTATTTAACACCTTAGTTAATGCGGACTTTTCCATACCAACTAGCTGCCGGGCAATAGACTCAATATGAAGGGAAGCTGCAGGTGTAGTTGCATTCTTAAAGTAAGGGGATTGTTGAATACCCTCAAAAGGATGTAGCAGATCGTAGGATGCCTTTTTCTTCATAGGCTTATCGTCCTTCTTATCGTCCTTCTTATCGTCCTTCTTATCGTCCTTCTTATCGTCCTTCTTATCGTCCTTCTTATCGTCCTTCTTATCGTCCTTCTTATCGTCCTTCTTATCGTCCTTAACCTCTTTGGTGACCTCTTTAGTTACTTCCTTACCTCCATCTTTATGATGCACTTCTTTAGTTACTTCTTTAGTAGTTTCTTTTTTAGGTACTTCTTCTGGTGCACCCTTAGCTTCCTGCTTAGATTTAGCAGCCTGGGCTTGTTGTTGTTCTAATGCAGGGTCAGCTACAGCCTGCCCATCTGGGCCTATTACCATACCTGGAGGGGCTACCAATCCCATCTCTTGCTGTAACTGCATTAAGTTAGCTTGGTACTGCACGTTCATTTGTTGTATAACGAACTGAGTCTCAGCTTCGTAGAGTTGAATTCTACGCTCTAATTCCATACGCTCAAAAGTTTCTACTTCAATTTGAAGTTTCATTTTATCTGTATCTATACCTAAAGAGTTGTACAAATAGTCATCTGAAAGCTTGTTAGCCGCGTTTAAGTTGATAACAAGCTGTTTCTGCTGGACGTCATCCTGCATCTTTAGATCAGACATCTTTACAGTAACTAAATAACCGTTGTCTTCCGGACCTCTCCACTCTCCACGTACTTCAGCCATACGCCGAATAACAAAGTTATTCATAAAATCCGCCAAGGTGTTGCGGAAGGAAATAAATAGATTCTCCAATGTACGTAATGATATGCTAGAACCAGAATATCCCACTCCACCGAATATAAACTCACGGGGAACACCCATACCAGCTAATATTTCTGCCTGTAATTGATCTATCTCGGGTGTGAGCAATAACGATCTACCTTGCCCACCCATATTTAACACGTTCACAGGTATAGGAGACACTACTTTATAGTTAGGGTCTTTAGTTGCCTGCTCCAATTGCTGCGCTAAAGACTGGGCAACGTTGTTCCAGTTTGCCATGGGATCCATACGGTCAGTAGGTTCAAGATAGTAAATACGAAAAGGAACAATATGTTCACGTGCAATTGCTTCTTGTGCTTGCCGAAGTAAATTTCTGTAAGCCAGCTGCTTCATAACGTTTAGCATTAAGGGTGTTCCCCATACACTACCGTCACCGGATTCTCCTTCCCGAGATAGGTGGTATATGTTTTTAGAGTTTAAAACTAATGCTTTGTTTTCACGTGCAGCCCTTTTTATAATTTCAGGAATCTGATTATATTTTTCTTTTGGTTTCTTTTCTCTACACATACGTTTTATTTTTGCTGGAATATCCCACTTATATGTTTTCTCTTGGGTAAGCGGATCTACATCTATAGTCATTTTAGCGGGATCTAACCGAAGTAGGTTCTTCCACCTATAATCAGGTACTTCAGGATCCGGAGATCTGTTTTCAAACTCACCCATTATGAAGGCATTTCCATAAAGCCAATAATCAATACCGATCATAGCTGCTAGGTCTTGCACCTTCAACTCATCAAATAGCTGAGTGTACATATCTAGGGTTGGTGTAGGTTGCTTGGTATCCCAGTTATTAGGTAAGGTTTTCATATCATCAAATAGAATATCTGTAATAGGGAATTTGGCTAGGGCATTTACCGCTCCACCCACCAGTGAATCAAACTTGTAGAAGTACCTACACCATTTAAATACTTCAGTCATAGTACGTGGAATTTGGTAATCAGATAGGTTTAGGTAAGGTGTTGGGTAAGGATCTTGCTCACGCACCATAGCTGAGGCTGTTTTAGGCATTCCTCGCACCGCAGTATCCTTAGCTATATCTAATATTTTTGCTTTCTCAACGGAGAAACTACTAGTAGGGATATAAATTTCACTCATATACAAAATCCACCTCATTACTATTTTATCTAGGACAACTGAGCGCATTACAGGTATAAGAATTATGACACAGGACAAAGACAGGAAGTCAGGAAGTGATGAGTAAAAGAAAAGAGGTAAATATTAAATGACATTTAGAGAATTAGACATGGTAAAGTATGTACAAGGAAGAAAGTTAAAAATAAGAACTAAAGGTAGATTAATTAGAGAATTTGCGGGTAGATTATTACCACCAATTGAACATGCAACAGGACAAATATCAATAAAATTGATAAGAGAATATAGAAGAGCATTAGGCATAGGTACGGTTATACTACACACCCATTCGCATGGGTTATCATTAGGAGAAGTAAGTTATATACACGAAGAGGTCATGAAAGAGGGATCAGCAGAAGCATTGGAAACATTCGTTAGAATGATGCTAGAGGTAACATTATCAGAAGAAGCAGCAACGTTTATATTTGAAACAGCGCCAAGAGCGGAAGAATAAAAGGAGGAAGGGCATAATAGCCCTATCCTTTTACAAATATTTCTGAGTTTGTTCTTTACACGTAGTCTGAGCATTCTCCCACATTAGATTTACGCCGATGGCAGATATAACATTTTGTAATATAGCGTCTTCAATAAATTCAGTGGCCATGCCTACGTTAGTGCACCGAGCATGAATACTGCTGCGTATAGCGTTAACATCTAGATCTTCCGCTCGTTCTAAGGCTATCTCATTAGATAACTTACTTATGAGTCGATTCATCTTGTGTAGTCGCTGAACTTGATCTTGATCCTCTACACCTATTACCATATAATCATTCCACATATCTAGTAGTTCAATATTAATTAGTGTCCAGAAAGAATCTTCTACAGCGCTAGTATTTGTTTGGGAGCATACACGGTAGTTTTGTGCGTATAATACCTCCACAATGTAACCTAATACGTGTTCGTTGAAGTTATTAAACATTGCACCGTCGTGATCTCCTAGAACATCTGCCATCGTTCGCATAGCTATTACTATTTCACCTAAAGAAAGGTTACTTTCGCGCTCGGTGAAATCTATCTGTTTACCGCTAAATGTACGAATGAGTTTCTCAAGTGTATGATAACCTATAAAAGGTGCACGGCTTGTCATCAGTACTCGAATAAAACCAACTTTATTTTTATTTATATCACAGAGTTCGGTATTAAAAGTATTTTCGATCTCTGTGCATAAGAAGCCTACATCCCAATCCATCCATTCATCATTAAATAGATGCATCATAAGTAGGTAAAGCACTTTAGGATGAAGATCTTCATCATTAAATGCTTCCTTCATTAAAGCTTGCATATCTCCAATGGCAGCTATTTTAGGTACTCCATCTGTAGCGAATCTATTTACATACTGCAACACATTGGCTTGCCGTGCAGCATCTAAGGCAGAATCGACAGCCTCTAGTGCCATACGCTTCTGTTTGTAATCGTTTGTAGACGTCGATTCTTCTTCCGTTGTGGCCATGGAGCTTTCTGATATAAGAGGGGAAGATACATAATCACTTTCTTCCGAAGATATTAAGGGTACTGAAGTAGTGGTAGTTTTTTCCATCGCGGCTTTACTAACTAAAGTCGCATTTTTAGTTAGTGAGTCTAAGAATGTTTTTCTAAAGAACTCATCATCCCTACTGTCAAATTTATCATATTCCTGTTCATCCATGTCAGACACAGCAGTCTGACTAATAACCATATTATTGTGTAAGTATAAAACACGATCCGGGAGAAAGGATACTCCCATATTACTGTGCAGATCACGTACAGTAATATCATCCTTATGACCAAACCCCAGGAAGGCAAGCTTGGTATGTCCTAAATCATAATCTAATGCATGCAACTTCTTAGCTCCAGCTAAAGATATCTCCCCACGTACATTTTCCTCAGCCGCAAATTTTTGCAGTATTAGACTAACCACTTTATCCATAGATGCATCGGCAGCTGTTTTACATAACAGTTCCTTAAACTCAACTGCACTAGCTGTAATAGAGAAAGGATCAACACTAAACGCAGCAGCTTCTTTATTAAATAGTTCCCCTATAATCTGCGCCTTAGTTTCCATGAATTTCTGTGCAAAATGATTTTCAGCCATATGTGCATCTAACTTCATTTTATTAATAAAGTAATTCCGGAAGTATTCTTGGTCTTTACTACGAAATGCGGATTCCATATCTGAGCGCATCTCAGAAACACTGATAGTATCAACTACAGTACCATGTAGAACATAAATTACTGTAATGGGGGAGAAAGTAACTTTAAGGTCTTTAATTACATTCTCTACTTGTTCGTAGTAGGTTTCACCAATATCTTGTAATTTCTTATTATTTTCGTTTATAGCACGCTGAACAGAATTACCATATTGTTGTTTAAGATTAGCTTCAGTGCGTGATTTAGCTACAGTTGCCCCAACTAAAGATCCTATCATAGCTGCAGGCCCAAACCCTAGATCAAAAGATTGCTTCATTATATCATTAGTGTCCCTAGCAGCTAAATCGGTTAGTTCTAATGCCTGTTCCACGGCTAATTTAGCCCAGTTACTTTCAAATGCCATGTAATTCTCACCTCATCTAAGTATTTATGTGTAAAGTATATCACGTATAGTTTGTTTTTAACAGTAAAATAATAGCGAGCCTAGTAGGCTCGCTATTATAGTATTTTATGCTTCCCTCTCAGCCATAGCAGCTATCTTAGCTAGCATAGAGGATTCCATACTAGCTTGACGTTGTTGATTACCATTTACTAAACCTCCGACAGCTCCTGTGACATGTGGTAAAGCTAAAGTTCCTCCTAGTACTGCAGGTATAGGATTCTTCTTAGCCCATTTAGCTGCATTTTGGTAGTGTTGACTTAGTGATTTATTCATTAAGTCACTGCCACCCGGTGGGTTTGACCCTGATACCGGTCTAGGGTTTGGTCCTGGTGCTGCTACAGGTGCTGCTACAGGTGCTGCTACAGGTGCTGCTACAGGTGCTGCTACAGGTGCTACAGGTGCTACAGGTGCTACAGGTGCTGGCAGTTTAGGTTTTGGTGCCTTAGGGGCTATCTTTGTAGGGTCAACGCGTGGTAAAGGGTTTACTGCGTGCACACCTATAGCGGTTCTCCCTTTAGAAATATCGTGTAAGTTATAAGCATTATTTTTAGCGTTGAGCTTTGCTGAATCAATAATAGTCTTTTTACCTTGCATCAAGTAATCCGCGGACTTGCTTCCTAAAGCAGTTTGCGCAGCCGTAGGTGATGCGCCTAAAGCGGTTTGTTTACTCAGACTTCTTAGTGAAGCTTGGTTCGCTTTAATGCTTTGTACTGCACCAATTCCGGCTTTACCCTCCGCAACCATACCTTTACCTAGTTTTCCAGCAAAGGGTACAGCACGCAAAGCTGTACCACCTACCACCTTAGCTGCTCCACTAAGCAATGCTCCTAAAAGGGCTTCTTTCTCAATAGTCGCCATCTTCTCTAAAATAGCTTGGCTTTCAGCAGCCTCTTTTTCTATAGGTATATTTAGATCAACCTCTAATTGCAGATATTCTAATACAGAAGAGGCAAACTTATTTAATGATTCGGACTCCAATAGTGTGTTTAACTCTTCAAAAGCACTGGAAGCAACGTTAGTAGATCCGTGAAACACTAGAGAAGCTAGCTTAGCTATAGTATCCTCTACTTCAACAGTTTGATTAAATGAGTGCAAGGCTTCCGCGGAAGCCTCTCCACCAAGTTTACAAATTGCTTCACCAGCTAGGACTTCCATCTCTTCTGAAGGCAACTGTGCGTGAAGGTAAGTCATTTCAACTAAAAGTTCTGAGTACATACGATTACCTCCGTCCTACGCCATAAGCTCCGTGCAGTTCGGCTTGTTGCTTCTGGTTCTGCATATTCATTCCACCTACAACTGCCCCAGCTCCTAAACCTAAAGCTATTTTATTTTTATTTTTATGGACCCAATCAGCCTGAGTTAATTTATTGATATCTTCCTGCACTACATTTAGGTTACGCGCAGTGCCATCAGAGTTAGTAGGCTTAATACGCTCTAAAGGTTCTTTAGACCAAGTAGATTTCTTACTAGCTTCCCCTGCTACATTTCCAGTACCGGGAGCAGAACCTAATCCACCCAGTGCTCCAGCGGCTCTATCTTTAGCTTCATTAGCAGCATTTAAAGCTCGGTTACTCTTGTTTAGATTCTTGGCTCGTACACCCTCGTAGTAATCCTGTTTCATCCCTGGAAGCGCTTTACGAAGAGCAGTGACACCACCTATAGCCGCACCACCTAGCAATGCACCGCCTACAACATCTGTAGCGTCAATCTCCGCTAGCTTTTCTTGCTCAGCTTCCTCGTCTTCGGCCATCTTTTGTAGTCCTGCTAACACCTGCAAAGCGACAACTTCAAGATCCTCCACCGTTAAAGTTTCAGCTAATTGCTCAAACTCAGATTTCATCTCTATATACATTAAAAATTACCTCCTAAACTATTTTAATAGGGAATCTTGGTGTAAATACATGCGAGGTAACACTCGCCTGCATAATTTGAGAGAGTTTAAACTGCCTAATTCCATTATTCATTAAACAATAGGCCCAATACATACCATCTTTGATCTCATAAGGTTCCGTGTCTCTACTGCTAGTATTACCCTTAGAGTCTAGATACATAATGGTTACTATCTTATGATTATGTGCTCCATTCATTATAGCACCCATTACTGATTTATTACCACCTGTCTGTATATTAGCCATAATTTATCTCCTTTATATATTCTGCTCAAAGATAAAGGAATCCAACAAGATATCTATTTCTTCAGTGCTAGAGGCTCTCTTATCTTGCCCCATAGTCTCATTGTTTTCTTTTTCATTGCTATGCTCTAGAATTAGAGTCTGTGAGTTAGGGCCACCCGGATTATCCGTAAGTTTTTCAAATCCCTTTTTCATATTTCTACCTGTAATTATACCAGCTGCAATCATAGGTGTAGCATATGCAAAGGATTCAACAGATTTGTATGGAAGCTCCTCAGTAACAAAATGAGCTAAATCTTTTGGTCCCGTGTATTCTGATTTCTGTAATAGCTTATCAGATTTAGCTAAAACTCCCGTAGGGTTATTTGCAATGTAATTACGTAACTTACTCTTGGCATTCTCTACTTTACCCGTGCTATGCACCAATACCTCTTCTATTTCCCCGAGGCTAGCTTTCTTTTCCTGCTTTTTATGTTCTTCTGAAGTGATAACAGGACTATCATCTTCCTTAATGTCTGCTTCTTGAATAACGATACGCGGCTTATTAAGCTCTTCATCCGGTCTAATGCGCTCTAGACCGCCGTACAGATTGCGTCCTAACACGCGAGAAGCCACTGCTAAGGGGATCATAAAGGCTGCGGTAGATAAGGCAGGCTTAACTAATCTTCCAGCTAGAAGGCGTTGTGTGTCTTCACTGAGGGCCTCTTTAGCTAAAGGTTCATCTGCATTACTGGCCTCTTTATCCTCATCTGAATCATCATCTTCATCCTCCACAATATCTACACCTACCGGAGGGTGTATTAGATTGGGTATTTCTACCCTAGCAGCAGGTGCAAACATGTCTTTAGCTCCACGGTATAGCTTCTTACCAAACTGATCTTCTACTGCAGCTATCCCACCAATTATAGCTAAGTTTAGCCCTAGTCGATGTAGGGGGGATGTATGCTTTAGGTTAATAGTAGAAAAGTCGGTTAACATTTCGCGGTTGCCGTAAGGTGTCTTAGTTAGTGTATCTACAACATCCCCTATTGTAGCTGCACCTTTTAAAGCCAATTTAGTTGCAGGACGATTCTTTGTAATTGATTTACCAGTCTCTTTTGCAGTGGAGCTGATAAACTTCTCTAACGCCCTTTCAGCACCCCTAGCCATATTGGTATCTCGGTTAGCATCAAACCATTGGTAAGTAGCATAAGCTCCTGCAGAGGATCCTGCTCCTAAACCAGCTAAGGCGTATGGGTTAGCCGCAAAAGAGTTAGAATCAAAAGCAAACTTGTGTATAGGAGTTTTTAACTCAGTAGGAATTTCTAAATCTTTATTAAGGGCCTCTGACATAGTATCCTTAGCCTCTCCAAATTGTGAAGGAACTATAGCATCTTTCAAGGCGCTACCTACGCTTTGATCTCCTGTGAGTACTTTATGATTACTGATAAGTGCAAGACCCGGCGTAGGATTTTGGAACTTGAGTTTATTTACAGAACTACCTACTAACCCTGTAACTAATCCACCTAAAGAGGCGGTACGTTCCATAGTATTTAATACAGCAGTAGCAAATAACTCTATAGTATCACCTCTGCTACTTTCCGCTATCTTTAAGAACTTACTAAGCATTTCTGCATACAAAGTTAATCTCACCTCTTCATGATACGTAAAGTCAGGCAAGCTTTACTTGCCTGACAACGCATCTTTAATTAGAGTCATGTCATCAGTTCCAGCCTCTTTAAACATAGGCTCAGGTATATTCATAGCACTAGCGTATTTACTTCTACTCTTCTTATCTGAATGTACAGATCCAACCGCCCCAGCAGCTAAAGCTGCTCCGGTAACAGCTACACGAGGGTTATTTTTAATAGTATTTACAAGATTAGCATCTACACCTTTTACTGTTTCTACCGCAGTCGATGCAACTGCTTTGAGCTTTTCTTCTATCTCCGGACCCATCTCTTTAGCTTTATCAATAGCCCCCGCTACAGCAGCAGTTGCTTTAGCAGTTAAATCCTCCGCTTTAGGTGAAAATTTGCTACCAATATCTTTCATATTACTTACTTTCTGCTCTACCCCACCCATTAAGGAGGCTACTTTAGCTAAAGTGGTATAGTTGCTAAGAACATCTTCAACATTAATACTCATATCGCTAGCCTCTTTCATATCGTCTTCTGGGTTACCTTTATACGTATCATATACCTTTTTACCTGCATGGTATATTCCTGAGCTAAGTAACGAGCCTATCGCCATTATGGCGGCCGGCCTACCAACAAAATTTTTAAGGTGTGAAGTATCCATCATAGCTAGCTGCTTAATATGGTGTTCTGCCTCTAGAACCTCCGGTTTAACTGTTGTAAGAAGATTTACCCCATTTGCATGAACATTAAAGTTATGTAAATGGGCTGGGAACATCTCCCCATTAGGTAAAGCACTCTCCGCCATCATAGCTTTATGGGCTTCAACATACGGTATAGGATTAGGCCTAAATTTATCAGGTATTTTAGAAATGCCTGTGGACTGTTCCACACTGTATGCCAGAGCGCTATCAGCAAATGCTTTAAGATCATCGTGCCCTTTTTTTGCTGCCAAACCACCCATAAGTAAGCTACCAGCGATACCTTGCACAGTAAGAGTTTGATTAATAACATCTTTTACTGGATTAGGATTAGCATCATTAACTTCATTTATAACAGCAGCTTGGGTAGGATCAGCTACCTGTGTGGGTAATTCGTGCAGAGGGTGTTGCATTTTATTTACCCCTCCTTAGGCACATTTTTTAAAACGTGGCCACCAGCTATTTCTACCGGTGTTCCATCTCTGAGGATAGGGTTATTTAAATTGTTTTTAATCTCTGTAGCCAATTGGGCTAATGATTCATAAGATCTACCGTCCGATAGATTAGCACCTTTAATTTCCACTATTGTATCCTGAGCTAATTTAGTTAACAAGCTATGCTTACCTAAAGAGTAGGTAGATTCTGTTGGATTTAATTCAGCTAATTGAAGTTCAAAATTAAAGTTTTTAGGGATATAACGATTTTCAATAAGCGAAGCAAGCTTTTCTTCTACTGATATTTGGAATAAATGCTGAGTCCTATCATCTAAATCTACCTCACATGCAATCTTATTAAATATACCTTGAGCATCATTGCCTCTAAGGGCTATTTGAATCATAGAGTCCCCGAAAGATGCAAGCTTATTAAATGTTTCCCCAACCAGTAATTCCTGTTCTCGGGCAATAGCTGCAGTCTTATTCATAATATTACGCTTGGTATATTCTCTATGAGCAAGGGAAATTTTATCTGCATCCCATAAAGAGGGTTCATAGGACTCGCTGTTGCTGAGAAAATTTAAACTGGAAGTAGTAGAAGCTACCTTTTCCATAATACTAGCACCTAAACTTGCAAGCTTTTCATTACTAGGAGAAGCGGGTGCTAAAGAATCTATAATTTGAGTAGCGTCAGCTAAAGGAAACTCAACATAACGTGTATCTTTTTGTTTTACAGACGCATATTTTTGAAGGTATATTTGTACATTGACTTCTTCCGCGAGGCGTTTTACTTGCTCACCGTTCAAGCTAGCGTTTTTTGCAATGTTTCCTAACGTGGTGTTAGGAGCGGTATTGTACTTTATAAAATCCCCCACTGCTTTGCTTATCCAAGTACCCTTCTGATTAAGAAATGCGCTATTCATACTTTCCTCTGCAGCTTTATCAAACCCGCTACCAAAGGAAGCTATTAAAGAATCAGATAAATTAGGCATATTTGTGGCCTCCCTATAACATTTTAATATCAGTTTATCATGGGTGCATATATTTTACAACGAAACAGTTATTATGTAATTTATCTAACGTTAGTGTATACATTTTATCACGGTTAATTATTTTTGGACACTTTTGGACACTTTATTTTA